AAGATCGGCAAGTGATTTTTGATTAGCTCGGCTGTTGTAGTGAGAATATTTTGAGTTTTAGTAGTCTTTTGAGTTTTAGTAGTCATAACATTTTTCCTTTGGTTTCATAGAGTTAATATTAAATAAGATCGGCTGTGATCTCTGGAAGTATCACGCCTGACGAGTCAGGAATAGGTGCGACTGGTGCAGCTTGAGCCATGCGCTTGAGATTTTGAACTGACTTCTCAGCAGCAAGCTTGGCTTCTGCTTTCTTGCCATCGTGATTTTTCCACTGCTCAGGTTCACTCACATTAGCGATACCGTCGAGCATAGTCTCGGCGATTTTTTTGACACGATGATCGCCATCGTATCCCTGACTGATCTCGCCAAGTTTAACGGCCTCTTGCTTGACGTTATCAATAACGGACTGATGAAATCGCTTGCCATCAGTGAGCTGTTTAAGGGCCGTCTCGCAAGTTTTGAGAGCAGACTGAATCTGATCTTGTTTAGCTCCTTCTAACTGCCTAGATATAGCAGCGTTAGACTGAGCGACAATTTCGGCCATGACATTAGCTGGAACATTGAAAGTCGCTTGCTGAGCATCGCTGAACACTGGTAAAGGCTTAGGGTCACTGATCTCGATGCAAAATTTAGCCATCACCTCGGCTTTGGTCGGAAATAATTTCTCAGCTTCAGCTCTCCAAGTGCCGAAATTTTGATCAAGCGCCTGCGAGCGATACTCGTCGTATCTGCTCAAAAATTCTGAGAGCTGATCGAAAGCTGAATCTCGTAATGCGATTAGTTCAGCAAGAACTTTTGGGTACCTTGTAACGTGCAGCATTTTCTCGCCTCGTCGCTGGCCGTCATCTTGAGCGAGAGCGTAGGGTATCGAAGCAATATCGAGAGCTGTTCTAAGCTTGCGGAATTTTGTTTTGACTTCTCGCAATTTTCCGTGAAATTGGCCTAGCAGATTTTTATACATGCGCGTACCATCAGGATCAGCTCCAGCGTTGAGAGCTGCTTTCTCAGCAGCACCAGTGAGATTTGCTACGCCATCCCAGAACGATACTTTGACGCTCAGCAAAACAAAATTATTTGCTGCGGTTTTTACAGCATCGCTCGCGCTTTGCTGCATCATTTGAAGTTTGTTTTCCATAGTTATATTCCCTTCGTTTCATAGATAGTTATTAAATTGGTTGTCTGCTCAGTGACCTGAGCAATAACAGTTATCTGCTCGCCTATATGCGCGAATACGTCAGACAGCAGCTCGCCTCTATTGTTTCGCTGCGGAATTTTTCGGCCCTGCTTTACTGCTGCAATGATATCCGCGTATCGGCTCAACAGCTGGCGCTCCCGCGCTCGCTGCCAAAAATGATCGGTCGCTTGATATTGCATGTTGCTTTCCTTATATGGTTTCAACAGACCGCATCGCTGCGGTTTCGACCAGTTACCAGCTGGCTCTCGTCAGTGTTGATTTATCCAGTCCAGCAGCCCTGATCTCCTAGCAATTTTGCGAGTCGATCAACCAGCACCTCAGCATGATGCTCTAGCAGCTTCAGCTCTCGCTCAGTCGCGTCTGGGTATTCATCCTCCCAGTTAACATAAAATAGCCCGCCAATTTTATGAGCCATCTCATATTTGACTGCTGTCAATGGGGTCACTTTCTCGCCGGTGTTTGAATGTTTAATCATCGTTATATCCTCATTTAATAGTGTTAGATTTCGGCTTGCTGGCCTCGTCAGAACGCCAGCTTCAGGCGCTTATCTAACCCTCTAGACCGCAGCATGTTCTGAAGTCATCCCTTTGATCTGCTCACAATAGAGCGTCCCTCTGGAGTCCGACCGTATACTGGGCCGTTCAGTTAAGTCTGTGTTTCTCGCTACCGATTGACCCTAGGTGTCGGTGGCCCGTAGTGGGCGCTGTCGCTGTCGACTTATCAAGAGTAAAGCATTATCCATGCCAACATTTGTAACATGTTGAAATGTAAAGGAATAAAAAGTCACATATTAATTATGTCAAAATGTCAGGTGTTATTATGTCATATATTCCACTGATATGAGTAGCACAGTAACATATCGGTAACACTTGCGGTAACAAATCAGGACTTGACATTAGTAAGTTGTTGTTATGTAACAAATAAATATGTATTTGTAATATGTCGATGTGTTACTTGAAGTAACGCATTGCTCAGAATGTCACATGTCGCAAAGTAATTTGTTTTTGATACTAGCACTAGGGCCAGTGATAAAGTCGCTCAGATCGTCTCTGCGTGCGTCTAGTGGTGACTTGTCAATAGTATGCATGTATGATCTCAGCTATCGAATAAAACGGAGCTATAAAAGATGACTGATAAACTCACTGCTAAACAACGCAGATTTTGCGAGCTGGTCGCGAGCGGTAAAACTCAAGCCGATGCATATAGAGAAGCATACGACAGTAACGGTTCTAGTCAGACGGTCAGAAACAGCGCTTCTAAGCTGATGAAGCTGGAGTATATAGCGAGTACGGTTAACGCGATTATTAAGCGAAAGAGTGATCTTAATATGGCTCGGAGTGTATCCAGCCAAGAACTCGTCACACGTACCCTACGCGATCATATATCTGGAACAATCGATCTGGAATCGACTCAGGTTCAGTCGTTGTCAATCCTCGCAAAGGTCTCAGGTATGTACACTACACGCATCGAAGATGTGACCGAGCGTTCCAGTAACGACATCGAGAACGATCTTAAACGTAAGTTGTCTGAGCTATCCTTGCCAGTTGTCGACGAGTCAGATATCGATGAGTCAGATGTCACTCATTGAATGTACGTTCAATAATCAGTTGAATACTGATCGTTCCAGTAAAATAGTTAACGTGCTAACTTTGATAGCTACCCCCCCTGTGGCTGAGCTGGTACTGGTGTATATACATAGTAAAACGCTCAAACAATTTACGACTTTTACAGACTAATGTTATTTCTCACTAGTCACGCGTAATCTGTCTCAGCCTTTTTTATACAGATATTGCCTAACGTATTTCGGGAAAAAATTTTCTGCAAAATTTTGAGAAATGTAGGGGTAGATAATTTTGTCAAAAAGTCTCTTGTAACACTTGACATGTCCGTGTCAATGGGTAGAATCTGATATACTTATTATTATTACGTCTACGTTATATGACCGATTGTCATATACCGAGAATCCCTTGATGGGATTCTGTAACAGCAGTAATTAAACGAACGTTAATATCACGTAACGTATATATAACGTAGGGATAGGTTTCTTTGAAGATAGACCCTTCAATGCTTTCGACTGTAGATCAGTTATCGCCTGAAAAGAAAAAAGAAATTTTGGATTTGCTGACATCGCTAGATGAAGCGAAGAAGAAAGAGGCGGCGCGGGATGGGTTCATGGCCTTTGTTAAGTATATGTGGCCTGCATTCATTGAGGGTAGGCATCATAAGATTATGGCCGATGCGTTTGAACGTATAGCCAAAGGTGACCTGAAGCGGTTAATAGTTAATATGCCGCCTAGACATACCAAATCAGAGTTTGCTTCTTACTTACTGCCTGCGTGGTTTCTGGGTCAGTACCCAGAGAAAAAGATAATACAGACCGCGCATACTGCCGAGTTGTCAGTAGGATTCGGCAGAAAGGTTCGTAATCTCGTCGATGACGGCGATTTTAAAAAAGTTTTCCCCAAGTTGGCATTGAGGGCCGACTCCAAAGCAGCGGGGAGATGGAGTACCAACAAAGGTGGTGAATATTTTGCTATCGGTGTTGGTGGTGCGGTAACAGGTAAGGGCGCTGATCTGCTCATCATTGATGACCCTCATAGTGAGCAGGAAGGACAGAGCATTGACCCCTCTGTTTTCGATAAGACTTACGAATGGTACACATCTGGCCCTCGCCAACGACTACAGCCGGGAGGTGCTATTGTTATCGTTATGACACGATGGCATATGCGCGACCTTACTGGAAAGATTATTAAGGCATCTTCTCAGCGCGAAGGTGTAGATGACTGGGAATTAATTGAGTTCCCTGCGCTGATGCCGTCAGGCAAACCGTTATGGCCTGAATTTTGGAGCATTAATGAATTAGAGGCTTTACGCAGCGAACTGCCAGCCCCTAAATGGAATGCTCAATATCAGCAGACCCCTACCGCACAGGAAGGGGCGCTGGTTAAGAAGGAATGGTGGAGAGTGTGGGAAGAAGATCATCCCCCTCAATGTGACTTTGTTATCCAGTCATGGGATACGGCATTCCTCAAGACTGAAAGGGCAGACTACTCAGCCTGCACCACATGGGGTGTTTTTTATGCCCCTGACGATGAAGGCAGAACAAGACCTAATATTATCCTGTTAGATGCATATAAAGAGCGGCTTGAGTTTCCTGAGCTAAAGAAAGTCGCTTATGACATGTATATGGAAATGAAGCCAGATGCTTTTGTAGTGGAAGCCAAAGCAGCTGGAACGCCTTTAATATTTGAGCTTAGGGCGATGGGCATCCCTGTATCGGAATAC